TGTGCAATACCGTTTACTTCTTTAACAGATACAATTAATTTAGCAGTCATAACATTAGTTATTTTATGTTAATCATATATTTCCATGAAATCATCATTTGAATAATCAATCTCTTTATCACAACATTCATACGGTGGATTCTTGCGATGATTACGTTCATTAATAGTACTCATGCTATCTTCTAAATGTTCAATAAAGAAAGCATTAATACTAAGACAGTAATTAATATTATGTAAATTATATTTCTCACCTGTTATAAGATTTTCTTTCACATAATCATTGAAAGTAATAAATTTCTCTGTATCTTCCCAATCAGAAATAGGAATAGCATATTGAGAAATAGTAGTTTCAGCATCACTAAACCAGCGATACGCGTAACCAACAATTACATGAGTTTCGTTACGAGAACGTTCGCAAGCTATAAACTGATGTTCTTTACTATATTTTTTATCTCCATGTAAGAAGATAAAATCCTGTGCGAGAACTTCTTTAAAATTACTCATATTTGCTTAATATTGATTATGAATCATTGTATCAATTTTACAAGTATCTTCAAGATAATCAAGATATTTATGATATGAACTTTCACTTGTAAAACGATAAGAATATTGATTATGGTCTGTTTTAATATCAACAAGATGTCCATTATCATCTAAATAAATAGACTCAATAGAATACTTATCAATATAAACATCCCCCAAGCATACAAAACCATCTTGAATATCATCATTAATAGCCTTATTAACTGCTCTATCTTTGGCCTTATTATAGGTATAAGTAATAGCGGAAATAATAAAGCAAATGATGATACAAATGCAAGGAAGAAAAAACATACTGTTCGACATGATTATTTATAATTAAGGATTAATGATTTTATTGATTCTACTCTGTATGAAATGTGTAACTTGTTGAATGGTAAAACTAATACAATAACTTCATTAGTTAATTCGTAGAATTTATCTCTTGCACTCAATAATTCATCTAATGAATCATATTGAGTTTCAAATTGTACTTTTGATTGTGTGAAAGTTAATTGTGTTAATTTTACAATTTCATCGTCTTTAAATTCTAATTTAAGTCCTGATTTGAGTTCTAATATAGCTGATTCTATTGGTGGTATCATTACAAAGTATGTTTAATTATAGTTTGAAATAATTGTTTATTATCTACAACAATTACTATATCTCCAACAGGTAAATTTGCTATTTTTATTTCTTTATTAGATTTATATAATTCTCTTAATTGTTGTACTTTATCTTTTGATATATTTGATATAATAATATCTGTTGAATTATCAAATGTTGCTACACGTTTAATTTTGAAATCTTCACCAGATACTATTGTTATAGATTTTTCTATACGAAAATCTATTGTTACTGATTTTATCATAATTTACAGTGTAAAATGTGCTATAACTTGACCAATCAGTAAAAATAATAGTATGAGAGATACTATTTTAATATTTTTATTTACTGATTTGAATGTTGATAGTTCTCGTTGAAGTTTACCGATATAAGATGCTTGTCTTTCAAGTCGGTCATTTAATTCTTCATTACGAGATATGAGAGCTTGTATTTTTTCTGATATTTCACAAGTTTGTACTGTTGCTTCTTCAATAGTTTTAGATTTTCGTAAACTAAGAAGTCTTACTTCTGCATATTGAAGAATAAATTCTCGTGATGTTGTACCTAATGCAGATGTTTCTATCGAACTAAGTATATCATAAATATCTTCGATAGCTAATGTAGGAAATTTCTTAATTAATGCCATCATATCAGGCATTGTAATACTACCCATACCTGCAACGATTGTACGTTCTAATGCAGATATTTTTCGTTTAGGAGATTCTGTTGTGTTCATAGTTGATTAAATTAATGAAATGAGATATTTTGCAAGTAATACAATCCAATATCCTGCGAATAAGAATATTAAAAATGATGCTTGTAGTTTTTCTGTTAATGTAAACTCTGGTTTACCAGTTATGTCTACTGAATTTCCTACTGTTAATATAACAAATAAATAGGAAATTATAAATCCAATGATAGCACAAGTCATGATAGTTATGATGTTAAAACTATTATAATTAATAATGAAAATAAATAATATAAAAATAAAGAATAAATAATTACAATTAATATTATAAATTCTATTACAAATTCTATTACAAATTCTATTACAAATTCTATTACAAATTCTATTACAAATTCTATTACAAATTCTATTACAATTACAATGTTAATTAATAATGAAAATCGAGATGATAAAATGAATGAAAAAGATAACGAAAGAATTTAGGTAAATAATATTACAAATTCTATTACAAATGATGATGAAAATATTATAAATGTAATATGAAGAAATCATAATAATAATGAAAAAGAAAAAGCTATAACAAAATCTATTAAGATTGTTATTACAATTTCAATAGAAAATAAAAGACTGAAAATTGTTATAGTTATTATTATGAAATCAATAATTACAATGATTGGAATACTATTTGCCTAAAATTAGAGATTCTGATAGTTAAAATGATAAAGATAAAAGTGGAGATAATACCTCCGCAACTAATTATTCTTTTCGTTTCAATTCTTTCATTACATTTATATATACTTTTTCTATATCATTTCTTACATCATTTTCTATCAAACTTTCTAATTTAATTACTCGTGTTTCAGATGTTCCTACTACTTCTTTAATTTCTCTTAATTCTCGTATTAAAATTCGAAATTCATTTTCTCTTTCTTTTTGTAGATTTACAAAATGCGCAATAATAAATCCCGTAATTGTGATAATTAATAACACAACATAACACGAAATTAATATCGCTTGTGGAACAGTAAATCCTATTTGTTCTAATGATAAACCGAATATAGCTAATGATTCAATTAGAACTAATGCTATAAATCCTAACCATTTCATAGTTTTAATAGTGTTGGTCGTAATATAAATCAAAGTGTTGGTCGTAATGAAACTGATAATTTACGAAAAGAATGACGAACATCATTACGACGTTCGTCACCCTTAACATCAGTTGTTTAGTGTGTTACCGGAAGCGAAAGTAGTGTATTTCTGTCTTCCTCGTTAGCCATATTCGGAACACGTCCGAACATAAGACGGAAAGTTTCGACACGATATGCCATATCACCGGCAGCGTTTGCGGCTCCGTTTATACGATTAATCGCGGCACTCTTGAAATCCGTATCTTTGTACTCTTTGCCGATAGCTTCGACAATCATTGTTCCAGTAGTACGATAGGGCACAAGTTCGCCCGCTTTGTACTCTTTGCCGTCCACCGTTACGGCCTTTTTGGTCTTATAGCCCCATTCTCCCGGCTCGCCTTTCGGTATTACTCGCAATGTCATTTCGTAATACTTGGGCGGATTCGTCAGCGTGTTAAGTTCCTCAACCATATTTCCGGCGTTATCGCGTTCGGCTGTTTCCTCACTAATACAAAGGCATGAGAAACCGAACATTTTTGCCCTACTTTCGGTAATACTTAACGGTGTGTCGAGTTTCGCACCGCTTTCGGCATCAAATGCACGCAAGAATACGACGTTATCGGTATTCTCTTTACCATTAATTGCCAGCGGTTTAGTTTTACCACTAATGCGAACAACTTTAACAATTGTTTCAGTTGCTTCTTTGATTTGCTTTGCCATAGTTGAATAATGTTTAGTTAGACTATTCAGGAAACATTTATTTTTTTCTTTCCTGCAATCTCAAGCGGGGGGCTTCGCAAACCCTTGAATGGACGGGGCAGTTTCATTAGGTACTTCCACAATATAAACATTTATATTATTTCCGATACCTGTAAAAACATTTACATCAATATTTCAATCTTTCATTTTATTATCACTATTGATATCATCATTTTCATTAAAATCTTTATAACTTTTCATTAAAATCTTTATAACTTTTTATTACAATTTATATTCACTTACAAAAACACTTACATTAATATCCAAATTATTATTAAATTTATCATCATCATTTTCATTAAAAGAGTCATTAAAATTATCTTAAAAATCCGTAATAAAATTAACTTTTATTTCTTTATCATTATTAATATCTAAAATAG